ACAATGTTTTCAAGACCAAGTAATAGAGTGTATGGATGCTATTTTATCGGTTAATGATATTGCATTAGACTTATACTTTAAGACTCTTAAACCTCTTGATTTTACTGATATTGATATAGTAAACAAAGAAATAATAGAAGAGGAGACAGGTTATGAAATGAGCCTAAAGAAAATAGACGGAATTGAAGCTTACAAGACTATTGAAGAAGCAGAAGCAAAAGCTTTAGAACAAGGTTGTAGTGGATCGCACGAAATGGAAATTGAAGGGGTTGTTTATTATATGCCTTGCGAAGAACATATAGAATTAAATAAAGATTTAGAACATTTTATAAGTTTAGGCGAGGATATTGATGATAATACTTGGGAAGCAATAGACGAGCAAGATGTTGATTATGAAAACGATGATAAATTAACAGAAATAATAAATGAACTTAATTTACAAAGTGAAGAAAAACTTTCAACTTTAAGTAAAATTTGGAAATTTGTTAGTACAGGTATTGCAAGACCAAACTCAAAAAGTGCTCAAGATAAAGAAGTAGATGTAAACGGTATAGAAAACTATTTTAAAGTAAGGTATAAATATAATCCTGCAAGAACTGGCGGTAACCCAAGGGATTTTTGTGTTGCTATGACTAAAGCTAAAAAATTATATAGAAAGGAAGATATAATAGCAATGGGGGGTAAAGCTGTAAATCCTGGCTGGGGTCCTAAAGGGGCTTCCACATATTCTATCTGGTTATACAAAGGAGGAGGCAATTGTAGACATTCCTGGAGAAGAGTAACTTATAGAAGTAAAGATGCTAAAATAGACTTAAAAACATCTCAGGATATAATAGGAACAAGACAAGCAGCAATTTTAGGATATAAAGTAACAAACCCTTATCAAGTTTCAGTACAACCAAGAAACCTACCAAACAAAGGGTTTTTACCAGGTAACCCACAAGGAAAATAAGACATGGCAAAAGCATTATTTATAACAACAAAAGACATTAAAAGGTACTCTGTACTTTCTGGTTCTGTAGACCCTGACAAGTTTATATACATGGTAGAAATTGCACAAGATACAGAAGTGCAGAATTACTTAGGAACTCAGCTATTAGAAAAAATACAAAACTTAATACTTGCTGGAACTATAAACGACCCAGCTAACGCAGCCTATAAGACGCTTTTAGAGACGTATATAAAGCCTATGACTATTTATTGGGCATTAGTATGCTATATGCCGTTTGCAGCGTACACAGTGGCTAATGGAGGTGTTTACAAGCATACATCAGAAAGTAGTGTGACAGTAGACAAAGATGAAGTGGATTATTTAGTAGAAAAGTATAGAGATATCGCACAATTTTATACTAATAATTTTATAAGCTATATGGTTTATAATCAAACCACCTATCCTGAGTATAATGCAAACACACAGGATGATATTTACCCAGATACAGCTAATGCAGATTTTGGTGGATGGGTTTTATAAGATATAGACAAAAGAGTAAAAATATTGTAAAGTTAAAGCAGTATTTGGAAAAGAAAAAAGAAGTTATAAAAGAACAAGAAAAAAATAAATTATGGGTATAACTGCAAACACATCAAATTGGGGATTAGATTATAGTTATTCATGGTGGGGAAATGCTACGACAACTTCCGAGTGGGGTTCTGTTTATTTAGTTTCCTATTTAATGTCAGATTTAAGAAGAAGGACTAGCACTTATGAGAATAATATAATGACTATTCAATTATTAAACGATATAAACGACTGTAATGACTAATTTATTATATAAAGCAAGTATTGTAACCACACCTACAGCTTATGGTGTTGGAGTGTTAAACTCTATAAAACCAGCTTATGCATTAGGCGAAAATCTTATAACCAATGGTAACTTTGCTACGGATTCAGATTGGACTAAAGGAAGTGCTTGGACTATTAGTAGTGGTGTTGCCTCTTTTGATGACACATCTAACTCAAGTTTATCACAATCAATAAGTTTTACAACAAGTAAATCTTATAAAATAAGTTTTGAGATAACTTCAGGTAGTGGTAGTATTGCATTTTTGTCAAGTAATGGGGCAACAACATATATTACATATGCAACATATACTGTTGGTGTACATACAGTTGATTTTAAATATACAACAGGCGTAGGGTTAAGTATATTTGCAAGTACATTTTTAGGTGGTGCTTTTTCAATAGACAACGTATCAGTAGTAGAGATAACAGACGCAGACTTCGACTTCACAAGAGCCTCAAGTGCCACAAGAGTTAATCCAGATTACTTAATAGAAACAGTATCTATAAACTCTGCTAATTTAGTACAGAATGGAAACTTTAGCGAAGAGGGTTCGGAGCAAGTTGTAAATGGAGATTTCGCTACTGATAGTGATTGGTCAAAAGGAACAGGTTGGACTATTAATGGAGGTAAATTATTATCTGCTAATTCTGCACAATATGTATCTGTTAATCAGAATATACTAGGAGTCACTTTAGGGAAAACATATAAAACAACTATTAACGTAAGTTCTATTAGCGGAGGTTATATTGTAAAATTTGGCTCTAGCGGTACTATCTATACATTATCATTAGGTCTAAATACAATTAATGCGGTTTGGGATGGAACTAATAATGGTTTAGCAATATATAACAATACGTCTTCCGTTGGAAACATAACAATAGACAACGTATCAGTTAAGCAAGTAGACCCTAATGATAATTGGACTTTAGGTGGTGTAGCAGAATTTGGAAATAATTTAGTTCATTTTGAAAGTAATTCAAATACATATAGCTATATAAGACAAGATATAAGCAGTCTATCTAATTCAAAATATAAAATACAATTAGAAGTTAAAAATTATGTTAGTGGTGCTTGTCAAGTTGGTTTTTCTGGTTCAAGTCCAATTCTTATAAACTTAAACATTACAAGTAATGGTATATATACAGCTATTGTTTCTTCAAATAGTAATGGAGATGATTTAGAAATATCAAGAGAATATACTGGTGGTAATTTTAATTTTGACATAACAGACATATCCGTAATAGAAATACAAGAAAACGGAGTACCCAGATTAGATTATACTAATGGTACTGCAAGTATCTTACTTGAAAATCAGAGCACTAACTTGATTCCTTATTCAAATAATACAAGTTCTTATTCTAAAGCCAATATTACTGCAACAGATAATTTTACTACAAGTCCAGAAGGTCAAATAAATGCTGCAAAACTTCTTACTACTTCAACAGGTCAATGTAATATAAAAACTTCTTTTACGGCTGCTGCTGGAAATTACACAGGAAGTATATTTCTAAAAAAACAAGATTTTGATTTTATTTATGTTGAGCTTGGTGGAGCTTATGCTTGGTTTAATATTAGTACAGGAGCAACAGGAAATAGTGGAAATTATGGTTCAGATTGGACTTTTTTAAGTCATAGCGTAGAATCATTTGGAAACAATTGGTATAGATGCATTATTACTGGTAATTGCATAAATGCTGGAGGTTATAATTTTAGGTCTATGCAGCCAGTATCATCAAATGGAAGTTATAATTCTAATTTAAACAATGGAACTACTTTTTGGTTTGGATGTCAATTAGAAGCCTTATCCTACGCTACATCTTACATACCAACATCTGGACAGTCAGGCGGAGTTACAAGAGCAGCAGAAACATTAAATAACGCTGGTAATAGCGACTTAATAAATTCAACAGAGGGAGTTTTCTATGCAGAGATAAGTGCTTTGGCTAATGATGGTACAAACAGATGTATTAGTTTATATGATGGAACTGTAAACAATAGGCTTACTTTACTTTTTGGGAGTACAAATAATAGTATTAGAGCTTTAATAAAAAGTAATAATGCAAGTACATTTGATGCGACACACATAGTTAATTCAACCTTAAATTTTCATAAAATTGGAGTAAAGTATAAAGAAAATGATTTTGCTTTATGGATAGATGGAGTTGAGGTTGCAACAGACTCAAGTGGAGCTACTCCTATTGGTTTAAATGCATTAACTTTTGATACTGGAAATGGTGGGCAAAATTTATATGGAAGATGCAAATCAGTAGCAGTTTTTTCAGAAGCATTATCAGACACAGAATTAGCTTGTTTAACAAGTACAAACAACAGAGAAATATTTTTAAATTATTATTATAGAATGCAGTATGTAGGAGCTAATACAGAGGCTTTAAGCTGCGCAGAACAAACTTTTAACATATAATTATGGCGACACCAAGTTTAGCAATGATACCATCTGCTTATGCAGATTCTAAAGTATATTCAGTACTACCTAATAATGGAGATGGAGACTTTACTTTTGATAGAGCAAGTACAGCAACACGAGTTGGACAAAATGGATTAATAGAAACAGTATTAACAGACATACCAAGACTAAACTACGATATATCAAATGGAGTAGTACAATCTTGCCCTTCGCTTTTGTTAGAACCAGCTTCTACAAATTTAGTTCCTTATAGTCAAACATTTACTGGGTGGTCTTTAACTAA